TCGCATCGTATAACGGCAACGCGCCACCAAGTCTGCCGTAGATCGGATCATCAAGAACAATAGGGAAGTCCTGAACCGAACCAAAGTCAAACGTGACTGTATGAGTGTCAATCCCAATGGTGTGCTTTATGCCTGTAACTAATCCGTATCTCTCAATGGCTGGCGGTATTCCGTTAGGGGTAAACACGATCTTGATAACGTCTTGAATTTCAACGGCTAGAAGTTCAGCCTGATCTGCGGTGTTCTTGTCGTGCAGGGTTACTTGCAGACTTGAGAAACGTAGTTCTGGCTGATCGTAACGACCTAGCAAATAGTCAGCCAAAATAAGTGAGTCAGCATCATCAACTAAAAGCAGCCCATCTAGGGATAAAGTCTGTACGCCGTAAATGTCTTGGGATAAAAGGTTGTCAGCAACCTGTGGACTTCCACCCTCTCTTGTGATGATCACGCGGTTGTATAAGTTTTCTGAACCATAGATCACCTGAATGTTGTTGTATCCAACAGACTCAGCGCGACCATCATCAGCAAAAATCAGTGTGTCCACAAGTGGTGGAACTGTGATGCGATCTCTGAAAGTTACTGCACCAGACTTTGACATGAACAATGATGCAGGCTCAGTTGATTCCACAACCTGCAAATACTGAAGTGCATTTGTGTTCTCAGTAACAGCATCTGCTTGCAATGTTTCTTGACCAGTATCAATGTCACGTTCACCAGCAGGCCATGCAACTTCTGGTCTGTTCAGAATTGTTTCAATGCGCTCGCCAGATTTTTGAACGATGTTTGTAAAGGCTGCCAACTGAGTTGCAGACAACTGCAAGAAACCATCAACACAACTGATCGATGCGTAAGACTTTCCACCTAGTTCATAAGTCAAGTCCCAGTCATCAATGTAACCAGTGAACTGGCGAATGCCGTTGGTTTCAATAACCACTTGCTTACGCGGCAGAATCTGAGAACGGTAAGGACTATCTTCGTAAAACGGATCAAAGGTGCGATCATCGTTGTGCAAAGTAACTGATGCGTTACCTGCAGTGAAGCGATCTAGTTCGCGTGACTTACCTCTAGAAATAGAAGCACTAGCGACGTAATCAGTAACATCAACCAGAACATCACCACCAAGAACATACTGGCTATCAAGAACGCCGCGCACTGGATCATCAAGAGCAAAGAAAGACCCACCTGACGCAGTGAGATCGAAGGCAATGTATACCTTTGTTTCTGGATTCGACATTTACGCGCTCGCAAATACTGGGCCACTTGCGCGTTCATACTTCTTAATGGCATCGACAATCTCACGACCAATCACAGCACCATCAGCACCCATGCCAGCAGTCACGTTGATATTGTAAGTTGCGCCCATTGGCATGTTGTTACCAGTTAAAGGAACGACGGCTTCAGGCCCTGCTTCACCAATCAATGCAAGAGTTGCAGATTTAACAATGCCGCCCTTTGCCATTGCAGGAACATCAACACCAAGTTGATTTGCAAGATCAGTGATCTTTTGCTTCTCAGTCTTTGTAAGTTTCTTGCCAGATTTTTTGTACTTTGCAAGGGTTGAATTGACTAGATCAATCGCGCCTTGATTGATAAGGCCGCCTTCGATGTTGATTGTGAAACCTGCTGCAGCAATAGCGGCTTTGACACCATCAACAAGTGCTTGACCTTGAGCAAGACCTGCGTCGTAGAACTGAACCCTGCCAGCAATTGCCAGTTCTTCTGCAGCCTTAGCAGTGGCAGCAACAAGTTGATCAACCTTTGCAACAACAGTTGATCCACCAGCAATGATTTCATCTGCAATGGCAGTTCCAGCATCAGCACCAGCGGCAAGCACCTGACCAATTGCACCTTCAGAAAGACCCATCGAGATAAGAGTCTGAACCTTACTGCTGAAAGTTGATGCTTGATCTGCTTGATCCTGTAGAACCTGAAGAAATGATTTCTTTCCAGTTACAGATGCAGTTGCAGTTGCTTGTGCTTCATTAAGTCTGGACAAGGCTTCTTCTTGATCCTTGATGTCGCCAGTGCTTAGTGCAGTGTTGTAAGCAGTTTGAGCATCAGCAAGTGCCTTGGTCGCATCAACAGCAGCCTGCTGTGTGTTGCGAGAGTTAGACATTGCGCCACCAAAGTCAATAACGCCCTTGATTGCAGTTGTGACTGATGTTCTGAATGCGTCATATCTGTCGTTGATTTCCTTAAGTTTGTCATTCTCAATTTTGAGTTCACCAGACAAGCGACTCATTGCGGCTGCTGCTGCTTTGCCTGCCGCGCTCAAACCCTTAAGTGCAGTTTCTGCTTTGCCGCCGCCGCCGCCAACCTTATCCAATTCAAGGTTCAAATCTCTTAGTTGATCAGTGACGCTGATAACTCTTGCAGGTGCTTCGTTGCGACCTCTTGAACGTGCAGCATCGCGTGACTCTTTTCCAAAAGCCAATGATCTTTGCAGTGCGGCATTCTTTGCAATCGTTGCATCAATTTCATCTTGTACGCCTGCAAAAGAGTTACGCATACGCGCACCAGCAGCAACTGACTTGTTCGCCGTAGTTGTTGTTGCATCACCAAGACCAGTCATCATGATGATCAGTTGAGCAAGACCAACGACCAACAATCCAATACCAGTGCCAGCGATAGCAATGCGAGCAGCGCGACCAAAGATTGTGACAGCAGTCGTGGCTTGTCCTGCTGCGAATGCAGTTCCTTTAAACAAGCCAATATTGGTTCCCATGAGTAAGTTCACGGTTCCCATTAACTTTGCAATGTTTGCAAGTGAGCCAATGAATGTTCCAAAGATGAACAGCAATGGCCCCATGACTGCCAGCAATCCACCAAAGAAGATGATTGCTTTCTGCGTTACAGGATTCAGATTTGCAAATCCGTTAAAGAATCTTTGCAAGGCATCAGCAACCACCATGATTGTTGGTGCTAGTTGCTCACCAATTACAAGTGCAGCAGTTTCCATGCTGCCTTTCAATTTTTCAAGCGCACCTGAAAGACCTGAATTTCTTGCGGCTGCCATTTCTGCTGCCGTACCAGATTCACTTGTTGCTGTGATGTACTTAGCAATTCCATCCGCGCCTTCAGTGTAAAGAATGTTTGCAGCACGAAGCGCATCAGAACCAAAGATTGTTTGCATCGCTGCAAGACGTTGTTCTTGTGTAAGTCCCTTGAAGCCTTGTTCAACTTCAGCAGCAATACCTTTAAGGTCTTTCATGTTGCCAGAAGAATCGAAGAACTCAATTCCAAGTTTCTTCATTGTGCTTGCGGCTTCAGCAGATACAGGATTCAGACGTTGCAAGAAGGTCTTGAAAGAAGTACCAGCATCAGAACCACGCACGCCAGCGTCAGCGAATGCAGCAAGTGCAGCAGTGGTTTCCTGAATAGTTAGACCAGATGCAACTGCTTGTTGTCCTGTCTGTTGCAGTGCAAGAGCGATGTCAGAAACATCAGCAGCCGATGCGTTAGCCGCACCAGCAAGAGCATCAACAATTGATACAGAGTCTGAAGCACCAAGATTGAAGGTGTTCATTCCTGCAGACATAACAACTGCAGAATCAGCAAGTGCCATGCCAGATGCAGCGGCAAGGTTCAAGGTGTTGGCTAATGCGCCAGATGAAATCTCAGCAGGAGTAATGCCAGCCTTTGAAAGTTCAAGCATTGCTTGTGCGGCTTCGTTAGCACTGAAGATTGTGTCAGCACCAAGTTGTTTGGCTAGATCAGAAAGATTCTTCAATCCTGCAACTGGGGTATCAGTAGCAACTGCAACTTGTGCCATTGCAACTTCAAAGTCAGCAGCAGTTCTTACAGACGCAGCACCAACCAAACTCAGTGGCAACGTAAGGTTCATCGAAAGTGATTTGCCAACATTCGACATTGACTTGCCGATGCTAGATGTTCCAGCAACAAACTTGTCAAAATCTGTCTTAGCCCTTTGAATGTCTTTTAAGGCTTTGTTTAATCCAGCGGGATTCCATGCCGAAACAATCGGGACAATGATTGCCATTACTTCACCACCAGATTCTTGTTTACTTGCTTACTAACTTTATCTAATGATTGAAGCACTGAATTTTGAACTGTGTTCATGTGAAGCATTGCAGCCTTCCAGACATAACGTGAAGGCCTGCCCTGAAGTTTTTCTATCATGCTTGCGCCCTGACCACGAATAGCATGTGTTCTTTGCCCACCTTTGTAAGCATAGGGTTTGGTTTCGCCGCTAGTCTTTATTTTGTTTTTGCGACCAGCCATGTCAGCAATTTGCAAACCTGCTGCTCCGTATGTTCCTTTTTTGCCACCAACCCAAATTGATACAAGTGGACTTTGATTACGTTGAGTGCGTTTACTAAAGGATGTTCTCACAGTGATTTTGATTGCAGCCTTATTCCAACCAGTTCTTCCCTTGTGATTCATGCCGCCATTGCGATCAAACTGGCGACCCATCAAAGGTGGCGCACTAGGAATGTAAGAGGAAATTGAAGCCTTCATTGGTTCAACAGCAACTCGCAGATCAGCGCGTGCTTTATTGACAAGCAAGTTTGGCAATCGTTCAAGTTCTTTTATGGTTTCTGCGATTCCATAAACCTGAACCTTGTCCATTTATTGCCTGCCATTCATCATTTGTGCTTTGTGTCGTAGGTACATTCCCATTGTGAACAACATACGATCTGTCTGATCTAACAACACAGATGGAGCAATACCTGTTTCACACGCTAGATAAGCGATGAACCAATGCTGACTAGAGTCGCCTAGCCCTTGGATTTTGGGTCATCATCACTTTGTCCGATGCTTTCAACATCGTCAAGCCATGAGTCAAAATCTTTAGTTGTAGCCTTGGTGCGATTCTCTGAATGCCATGCAAGCCATAACAGGTCAGTGAGGCGCATCTCTTGTTCGAAACGCGCCACACTGCGACTGTATTTTTCTTCAAACGCAACTAGGTCTTTTGCTGAACAGGTGACATCTTTTGTATTGCCATCTATGAATTCAACGCGCAGGTTTATTCTCATGAGTTATGCCGTTGCCCGTGTTACGGTTCCCGATACTGGCCATGTGACAGACAGAGTGGCGATGTCGCCGACGCTGCTTGCAAATGGTGAGTACTGGTTGACTAGACATACAGCAGTGTATGAAGGGTTTGTTGCAGTTGTAGTTCCTGATGTTGGCTTGATTACAACAGTTGCTGCTGTGTTAAGTAGCGGGTACAAGGTTGCATCTACAGATGCTGCACCGAAGTCCTGCATGAAAGAAAGTGTTAGGGAACCTGACTTCAAGCCACCGATACGGGTGCGCCATTCGCCACCGAATGCGGTTGTTTCTAAGTCGTCGCTTTCGATGGAAAGTTCAGCACTGTTAAGGGATGTCGAGAAGGATGTTCCGTTGATGCTGATTGAGTAATCAGTCGCGGCGAATTTTGGCATATCTTTGTTGCTCCTAGTTTGCGTAGCAAAGCACTGTGAACTCTGCTGATAAATATGTTACCTCACCTACGGTAAGTTCACCGTAGTTGCGGGAGTCGGTCACTCTCAGGTCAAATGCTTTTCCATTAAGTGTCTTGTCTGATTCTATCGCCAGTTTGATTGATGACGATCCTGTTGAAGAAACGTAAGCATCCAAGGCATTCTGACCAGATCGTTCTGATACACGACCAACAATGACTGTAACTGCGAATGTGTAAGTGTTCATTCCACGACCAAATGTGTTGTCGTATTCAACGCCTTGCGGCAAGATCACAGCAATCGGTGGATTGGGATTGTCAGGAATCGTTGGTGTTGTACGAAGTCCAGTAATCGTTGCAAGGTTGTTTGCAATACCAGTTCGAAGTTCAGATACTAGAGCCATTATGCAAAGTTCATTAGTTTGCGATACGGAGCAACAAGTTGCTCAACATCTGGATCAAGGTAACGACTCACACGCATTGCGCCCATGTCCCCAAAGCCTGCAATACCAAGTGGACTGTCAAGACGCTTGAACAAACGTGACGACTGAACGACACAAGCCTGAGTGATTGCAATTGGGACTGCAGGCCATCCAAAGACACCTGTGACTTTGACAAGGTTCTGTTCTGCTTCGACTGGGAACAAGTAATTTTCAACTGCACGAATGCGTGTGTAAGGAACAGTTAGACCATCGGTGTATCCGTTAGATGGTTCAAGTTGGTAATCGCCAACAGCCCATGTCACATCAAATACGCCATCGCCACCAGATGAAGTCATTAATGTGATTGCAGTTCCAGCAAGATCATCTACCTGAACAACGAAGGAATCATCTGCTGCATAGAAGCGTGTTCCGGTGCCTGATGAATAGAAAGAACGCATGGCATGTCCATCGATAGCGCGTGATGCAGATTCAATTGCCATTTCAAGCAATGTGTCATCAACTGTATCTGAGATGCGTAATGCTGCCTTTACTTGTGTAAGTGTGGCGTAGCCATTTGTGATTGCCATAGAACTCCTAAGTCTGTTCTTATTCTACGGCAGACAAAACAAAACCCCCGCCGTAGCGGGGGCCTGTTCTAAGCGTTTACTCTCCGTACGGTTTTGGGTAGTAGTTTTCGCCAGCGTATAAATAATCTGACTGGCCTTGACCCTTAAGAATGGTCTGCAATAAAAATTCAAGTGACAGCAAACTTTCTTCTGTATTCTTAGCAGATATAACTTTGCGAATTGCTCCATGAATTACGGCGTTGCTTTCCATGTTCAATTCTTCAACGTATGCCCGAACTAGATTGCCTGTTCTGAACTGATGTGTTGCTTTCATTTCTACTCCTTTGTAATGCGGTTTCCCGCCCATGTAGATATTGAATCATCTTTGTTATACGAATGCAAGTCCATTTCACACATTGAATTTATGGCGTGTTTATTGGGTTTTTCGCTCCTGCAAAGCCTTCCGGATTCCTTCACGCAGGCTGATCTGTGGTTTGAAGTAGTGGTGCGACACATAAGGATTTCCAACGCGATACTGAACTCCAACAGGTGCATCTCGAATGTGATTGATGACAGGCTTGTATCCTGCTTCTTCACAAACCATTTCTGCAAGGTCGTTGAAACTTGTGGCGATACCTGAACACAGATTCCATGTGCCGTCATACCCAGTTTGAACATGCCAAAGAACTGCCTGAACAATGTCATCGATGTGAATGAAGTCGCGTACCTGCTCCCCATCACCCCAGACATCGAAAGGATCAGCCTTACGCAATGCGCGATCAATGAAAGACGGGAACGGATAATCAGCATCTTGATCTGATCCATAACCACTGAAAGGTCTGAACACATACATCTTTGAATCAGTGATGAACTGTGACAAATACTCCCCCGTCAATTTTGCCCAGCCATAAGTCAGGTCAGGATTGCTAACTGCATCAAGTCTGATGTCAGATTCTGCAAGTCGGTATCTGTGTTCTGGTTTCTGTAGTTCGATTGGGTAGGCAGCAGATGATGAGAAGTAGACAACATGAGTTGGTTTTGTTTCATGCACCCAGTTGAAGAACTCAGCATCAATGCTCAAGTCAGTTGCAACGCTTAATGGCTCGCCTTCGATAGTTGCGCGACCACCAACGATTGCTGCCAGATGAATGACCAGATCAAACTTCGTCTTGTTGTTCTTGAAGTAGTCGCGGCAGTCATGTCCATCTTTTAGATCAATGCCTGTGATCTCGCTGTCAGGTAATGCTGCAACAAAGTGACGACCAACAAATCCTTTGTGACCAGTAATCAGAATCTTCATTACCAAGCCTTCACACTTTCTACATCGTCAGCAAACTTTGAAGCCATGTATTCAGCAAAGATTGCTTGATCGCCATTGTGCATTTCTGAATTGTTCACGGCTGCGTATCGCTCATCATGTTCTGCTTTGCCGTTGATGTAGTGCAGATGCTCAAGGATTACATCTGGCAAGTAGTTCACGTTGCCCAATGCAGTACCAATGGCAAGCCAAAAATTGTCCAAGAATAAATGCTTCAGTGCTGGTGGTGACATAAATCCAAGAGCGCGAATGATTTTGCTAGACATCACAACTGCAGTTGGAAGATTCTCGCCTTGCAGCAGATCGTTGCCATAAGCAATGCCGGCTTCTTTGCCGATTGCTTCACAAAGTTTCGTGTCCCAGCCTGCAGTGATTGGAAGGTGATCATCGCCCATGAAACAGATGTAGTCATAATCAGGAGCCATCCAGTTAGCCCAGTGATTCAATGTGCCGTTCATGCCCATGCGAGCAGCGATCACAACCTTGACGTTGTTGACTCCTGCAGTCGCGTGAATCAAGTCGCTGTACTCAGCAACATCATCATGATCAATTGCAAAGATCAGTTCAGTGAAGTCAGCAGTTGCGTTGATCGCTTCGAACAATCGAAGTGCGTTTTCGCATCTTCCCCGCGTGGGAACAATCGTGAGCATTCTCATTGTTGAACCAGTTTCCAAAATGTGTCGCCTGCCTTATCAATCATGTGGCGCAATGCGTCTGCATCTTGCCAATCTTCAACGCTGGTAATTCCAACATTTTCGTTCGTGTGAATCCTGCAACCTGAAAGAACTGCTTCCATGACTGCACGACATTCAGACTCAAATGCCAAAGGCAAATGTACAAACCATTCGCATCTTGCCATTGCATCAAGAACTTGTTCACGCGGTACATCTGTCAGTGCTTTGAATTCATAACCTGCTTGTGCTGCCCAAAGTTCTGCCTTGAGTCTGCCCTTTAGCGGATGACTGCGAGCAGCCCAAAGTGCAAATGGTTTCTTGTCTAGATGGTCGTAGCATTTGCTTGTGTCGAAGTACGAAAGAACCTGACCAGTTCTGCGTGGCTTTGACCAAGTTAATTCACGGCGCATGTGTGCAGGAGTGTGAGTCACAAACATTCTTGATCCGCGAATCAAAGCATTGAGTCCTGCTCTTGGAGTTTGCAGATGATGCACAAACACAAAAGGATCGTATTCACTCAGCCTATTGAGTTGCTGATCTGAGAACGCATCAGTCCCAGTCACAACCACTGAATCAAATTGGTGTATGTCATGTGTATCGAATGTGTCAGGACTGACAATCTGTATATCAAAACCCAAAGGTGCTTGAAGTCGATATTCGTAGTCTGACATTTCTGCCCCGCCTGCGAACTGCCCTCTGAATAGCCCTGAGACGCTCTCAGAAGCATTCTCAGCCACTTTCACCATGTTCTCGATGTGATGCGTATACCAACCGATTTTCATGCCTTACGCTCTTTCTAAGGCTTTGGCTTCTAGCACCTTCATTGTTGGCTTCCAGTGCGTTTCAAACACAGCATCTGCCTGATAAGCCTTTGCAAAATCCTGAGCCTTTTGTGATCGACCACGACCACGTTGATAAGCGGCTTCGAGTGACTCAACAATCTTTGGCACTGATGGCATGTGAAACCAAGCAGTCTGTGGAGCATCCCAAAGTGGCTGCCCATCAACAAGCCATCCATCTCCAAGAAGTTCAGTTGATGCTGCGAACTCAGACACGATCACAGGAGTTCCACAGGCTTGTGCTTCTATGGTTGGAATTCCAAAGCCTTCACCATAAGAAGTTGCAAGCATGACATCCATCGCTGTGTAAATCGTGGCAAGCGTCTGCTGATCGATCCCAGTTCTGTAAAGGTACGGATCGATGAACTTGAACTGATGTTCCTTGAGTCCAACTGCACTTAGAAGTTCCATGAGTTTGATTCCACCCAAAGCACCTAGTTGATCTGTGTGCAAGTACAAGATTGCATCATCATGTTTTTGCGCGAACATGCTGAACGCCAAAATGTTTTCGCCAAATGCTTTTCGATTAGGTGACACACCTTTGTTGGCTGCGTTCATTCCAACAACGAATCTGTCATCACTGATTCCGATAAAGTCGCGCCCTGTTGTTCCCTTGTGTCGCTTCATTGGCTTAAACACAGATTCAATGCCGTGTGGAACGTACAGCGATTCAATGCCTACATTCTCCAACATTGCTTGTCCGTACTGACTCATTGCAATTGGAGTAACGAAGTCTTGACGACACCAAGCAGCAACAGAAGGTGGAGTTGGAATGTGATCGATTGGAACCCATGAAGCAACATTCCAGTCTGCCCATCGTGGGCCTTTGAATACCCAGACATCGTAGAGAGTGATTAAGAAGTGTGATTGCTTTTCATTCTGCGATGACCAGTGATGCATGTGTGCAGGAACAACATCGTTTGAATACATTTCCGCGCCACGTTGATAGACAGGTATTCCGTTCCAATCATTGTTGGAACCTTCAAGACCATAGTTGTTAAAGATAGCAACGTCATGACCAATCTCTTTGAGTCGTTGTGTCACTTGTGCTGTCTGTGTTCCATAACCAGTTGCAGCCCAAGGCGCGTTGGATACCCAGCCGATTCGCATTCCAGATTCTTTTGTCATGTTGCCCCTTCTCGCAGTCGTTTGACTGTATCTGATTAGGTCTCAAAAACCCAATAGACACGCAGGAAATCCAATGTTCTCAAATAGACTTGCATTGTTATACAGAACAGGCAATAATTGGTTTATCGGGTTGGTTCGCCAACATAATGAAGGAGTAGGAAATGGAAACAACAATCAAGTGGGAACTGCAAGCAGGTCGCATCTATGTATCTTCAGACAACATGTTCATGATCAAGAATGTTGGCCCACGTTGCTGGGGAATCTTCATCAATGATGGTACAAGCGATTGGGACATGGACTGGGTAGGTTCAACATATCCAACACTTAAGTCAGCGCAAGATTCATGCAAGGTAGGTGCATAATGATCGAGTCAAAGATTATTGTTCAAAACGAAAACGGATTTTTTGTGAACGCTCCAACAATCAAAACGATGATTGAAGGTTTGCAAGCGATGCAAGAACGTGGAGTTGATCCAAATGAAAATTTGGTTATCTCTCAACTTGCAAACGGAGCAGGATGTTTCATGATTGCAACATTGCAAAAATAAAAAGACAAAGTAAAACCCCGCAGGCCTGCGCTCCTGCGGGGTTTTACGTTTTTGGTTCCTAATTAGGAAGCGGCACCTGCGAAGTACTTCACATGTGAAGTCTGGATTAGGTTGCCATCCACGCGCATTGTGGCGCGGAATGTAATTAGGTCGTTCTGGAATGCGTAATCGTCGGAACGATCTAGACGCAATCCACCAACGGTGCGAGCGAAGTACGAAGGCAAGTGTCCGAAGATCACTGACTTTGCACTTGTTGCTGGAGCAACCATTGCTGGGTTTTCGTAGATTGGGTAACCAAGAAGAAGGTCACGGGCATCTGCTGTAAGTGAAGGGCTGAACAGGTACTGACCAGCATTGTCCTTCAATTTACGAACAGCGGAAATTGCCTGAGCATTCATCTGCCATCCTGAACCTGCAAGTGTGCGACCTGCAGTGTCAACGCTGTAAACCAAGTCAATTAGATTGTCAGCGGTGAATCCACCAGTCACGCCAGTTCCACCAGTGATGCCTGAACCTGCAGCAGTTACGATGCCTGTTGGCTGGGTTGTACCAGTTCCAACTGTAAGAGCATTGTTGACTGCATATCCAAGTGCATTACCTGTTTGGGCTGAGAGGAATCCGAGCAAATCCACTCCGCTATCTTCAACCATTTCTCTCGATACCTGAACCAAGAAACTGTACTTGAAAGCACCAAGAGTTTTGAAGGCGTTGAATGTTGGATCGCTTTCACCAATGATGCCTGCTTCAGAAGTCACAGTGCCAGTTGAGTAGGCAGATAGTGATGGAATCTGAAGGTTTTCGCCACCAGCAGTGTTAAGGATTGTTGATGTTTCCAACATTGGGCCAACGTGACGAGCAAGCATGATTACCTGATCGTAGAAGGATGTTGGAACTGGTGCGCCTGTTGAACCCTTGGTCACATCGCGCTTCTCGAACTCATGTGAACGGATTTCGCCGCGTGCAAGAGAACGGATCAGGTCGTTTTCGTTTACTGCTGGAGCAGCAACTTCTGGGCGAGCCTGTGCTTCGAAACCAGCCATTGCTTGAGCAGCACGTTCTTCACGCTCTGCTTGTGCCTTGATGGTTTCCATTGTTGCAGCACGCTGATCAAGATCAGTCATGATGCGGTCGTATGTTTGGTTTTCTTCTGCTGAAAGATCGCGCTTTTCTGCTGCTGCAGTGTCGAGAAGAGCCTTTGCTTCTTCCCAAGCCTTTGCGCGTGCTTCCGCTTGCTGACGAATGTAGTCAGACATGTGGACTCCTAAAGTCTTAGATTGGATGAGGTCTTGAAAATCTGCGTGGCTCCACGACAGTAAGCGCGACGGCGGCTCCGCACAATCACACAACTTAATTATGGCACAAATAAAAAACAGCCCACATGCTTCCCCACATGCAGGCCGTTCTTTGTGAAAATGTTAGCGAGTTTCTTTTGCTTCCACAACTCGAACTTCTTTAACTGGTTCGACTGCTTTTTCTTCTTCTTCTGGGCAGCAGGCTTTGACTATGGCTGCAGATACAGCATCGGCGAAGTCAACAAAAACGCCAGACTCAGGATTACCAACAGCGGACAGATATGCCTTTTTAACTTCTTCATGATTCATTAGAATACCTTTGCCATTAGATCGAGTTGCTTGCGCTTCAGTTCTAGTAGTGCAAGATTTGCTGGTTCTTCAGCGCGTAACTTGGAAACCACTTCACTAATTAGATCAGCATGTTCTGGTTCTAAAGTTTCGCCTGCTTCTAGTCGTGTGATTGCATCTGACAAGGCATCAACATCGACAGCGGTACGAGTTGCAAGAATGTCGAGCGAACGCACTGATGCAGTTGTTGCTTGGTAGGCAGGGAATCCAGTAACGATTGACACTTCATGTAAACGAATTTGATGTAGTTCACGGGTTGCTCCGTCTTTGCTCCATGCGTCACCTTTAGGTGGAACGCTGAAACCAAATGACATAGAAGAAACATCGCCGCGCTTCATAAGAACAGAAAGGTCACGACCTGCAGAAGTATCAGGAAGATCAGCATGAGCAAGAAGTCCACGCGAATCTTCAGTCAGACGCAAAGTTCCAGCGCGTGTAGAACCAAGAACAACATCTGTGTTGTGGTTCATGAACAGTTTGATTTCATTACGCGACTTCAACGAACGCTTGAATGCGCCTTCTTTAATTACTTCAGTGAAAGGAAGCGGCTCAGAAGGTGAGTTGAAAACTGCTGCGTATCCTGTAAAACTCATGCCATCGCTAGATGCTTCACCATTGCGAACATCGAACTCAACGGTATTAACGCGGCGTTCTACTTGTGTGGTCATTTCTTGCCTTTCGTCTTTGTTTAAGTTTAGCGCGATTGATTTCCACTTATCGTTCTGCAAAGTGTTTCGATCTTCTTCTTGTGCGCGAATTCTTTCAACTACCCGTTCAGCATAGTTCTGGGTTCTCATTGCCTGACGCTTTGACGCGCCACTCCCCCAAAGGAAATGCGCCACAACCCCTGCACTTGGATAGTTCTCATTACTTGGATTGGCAGCAGGTGCATCAAGGTCAGACATGTGGCGAGCGATCCATGCAGCAATACGAATCCATTTGTCATCAGATACTTTGCCTTCAGCCATCAGGCGTGCTTCACGGATGGTTCGATCAACAAGACCATCCCCGCCTTTTCCTTCTGAATAGAAAGCAAGTCCACGCCTTGCAGCGGCTCTCATAAATTCAGGTGCATCTTGATTGATTGCACGAAGGTCATCTTCGTCATCATCCATGTCATCATCTGATTGCCATGCGTTGCAGTAGAAACCACCATCAACGAATTCATCCCACTTTTCGCACCATGCTTTGTCGCCTGCTTCGTTCACGCGATCTTCGTCGTAGAACATACAGTTGCCACATGCGCGGCCTTCTGGAACATCTTCTGCAAGTGCTGGTCTGTAGTTGTCAGGCAAAGCCCGTTCTCCACCGACTTCAATATCTTCCGCAAGTGAGATTGCAACCATCTGATCAATTGCTGCTTGCTTGGTTGTGTGGCAGCCCATGATCTCGCCATCGTCTTTGATAGTTGCCCATCCTGAGCAGCCTTCTGCTTCGTCAGTTATGAAGTACGGCATTAGTCTTGCTTCACCACTAGAACTTGCATTTCAACACCATCTTCTGCTGACACTGCCCAAAGGTCGTCGCCTGCACCAATAGTGATCATTGATGTTTGTGTTGCAACTGCGTGAATCCCAGTTGTAGTTGTCACAGATGAATTGCCAATGTAAATCTCTTTGTTCTGGTTGTGTTCATGATTGTGAATGCAAACATGTTGGCTCATGCGGTCAGGGCCAACAATTTGTCGTGGAGTGTTTGCCGTCAAAGTAAATTGCGCGGTGGAAATTGGCATTCAGAATCCTTAGAGCATTAGAAGCAGTTCTGCTTCATCTTCTAGTATTGACCATTCTATCTGCGAAACAACATCAATCTTCAATGTTCCTTGCAGGCTGCTAGTCGTGGCGAGAATAGTTGCAGGGACTCTGACTGGTCTTGCAGGCAATGTTTGCGTGATGACAACTGGTGCAGGTTGTGGAACTGGTTCAGGTTTTGGTTGTCGCTTTGGTGGTGCTGGATAAGGTCGATTTGATCCATAACCCTGTGGCTCTGGCTCTGGTGGTGTTGGCGGTATAACAGTTGCAGTGGCACTTGCATCGAGCGTTCCAAGTGAACCCATAAATACGGGTTTGATAATTGGTGTTGTGTTTGCATTTGAAGTCATCGCCCCAAGAGCAGACTCAGCCGCTGCGACATGTATAACGACAGCACTCGCAACACTCGTCAATCCACCAAGTTCAGATGCAAAGACTGGAACTATCTGTGGAATGGTGTTTGCTGTGGCTGACAGCGATCCTAAGCCACTTGCAGCACTTGCTTGATGAATGACTTGTGTTTCTGTGGATGCCTGTAAAACGCCTAGAGAAGCAGCAGCAGAAGCCTGATGTATGACGCTTGAACTGGCAGAACTAACGATTGCACCCAAAGTTGCAGATGCAGAAACAATAACTACTGGTGTCGAACTTACAGATGCAGTCAGAGAACCAAGCGGTGCTGATCCGTAAGCGAGAGTTGTAAGCGTGCCGTTATAAGTTGAAACAGTTGCGTTGTAAGTAAGGTCACCAGCATTATAGGCAGACTTTCCACCAACAACAGATTGATCAAGTTTGCGTGCATCAAGCACCATTTGAGCAAGTCGAACAACACGATCAGTGTCAAGAACAAAGTCGTTGAGTTCAGACGAACTCATGGCTTAACTCGCTAAGGTCAAAGATGTTGTGAAAGAACCAGCAGTGATTGTGTAAGTGTCGCCTGCTGTGTAAGGGTTTCCAGTGATTGTTCCTGAAAACAAGAAGTTGCCACCAGTCAATGCATCCCATGCAGTAAAGAATGTTGCATCCTGACTGCCTGAAATGTTTGTCCAACTAACGTCAGTATCAGAAGCAATTGCTCCACCAGATGCGCCAGCGAATGAAACAGCCTTGCGAGTTGTCTCAGTTGCAGGATTAGCAGTACCCGCTGCAGCAGGATCGCCAATGTGCAATTGCACATACGGAGCCGTTACTGCAAAAGCAGTGTTGTTTCCTAGAGCATTCAGCAAACTGTTTGCCAAATGTTCGCTCATTCCTGTTGCCATTAGTTTTCAACTCTTTCAATGATGTTTACGATGTGACCATTATCGTCACGCTCGACTGTTCGAATTGTTGTTTTTTGCTGTGGTGCTTCAACTGTGATGTTAGGTGGAGCGACGTTGATCACTGCAGGTGGAACATTCACAATTGTTTCTGGCATCTGTACGTTCACATCATGTGTGCGTTGTACGTCATAAACAGATTCAGGTGCTTCAGGATCAATCTGAGCAACGCTCTGCAACTGAACACTTGGAACACCAGTGTGTGTGATCGTTGGCAAATCTAGAGCAGCCAAAACCCCAGCAGGATCGAACCCAGCAAGAATAAGTTTCGAAGCCATCGTGACACGCTTGTCTGTCTCAACGAGTGAAGCAGCACCCAAATCCACGTTAGCCAAAGGAACGCGATAAACATCGCCACCATCAACAGGTCTGAGGTCTTCGAAGCGTCTGATGTCATTGACTGAGAGGAATCCTGCCTGTGATCCAATTGAGTAACCTTGCATTCTTGTGGAGAAGTCGCCACGCAACAATCCATCAACATTGAAACGAATGAATGCGCCTTGTGGAAGAAGTGTGGAGTACGCATCTTCCATCTTTGCGATGTAAGGCCGCAAAGTGTGTGTTACGAAGTTGATGTTTTGTTGTTCAACTGAATTGTACGACATCGCACCAGCAGTTGTAACGCCAATCATGTGTGGTGGAACTCTGAAGATACGAGCGATCTGTTCAACAGCAAACTTTTGTGAGTCAAGCATTTGTGCTTCATCAGGATTTACACCAGTGCGAACAAACTTTGCGCCACCAGTCAAGATGCCAGTCTTGTGTGCTTTTCTGTATCCACGATGCTTGCCATCAAAGCCTTCAACTAATTGCTTTGCTTGCTCTGAGTTCAGACCCATTGGAGTTTCAATGATTCCTGAAGTGGTTGCGCCTTGACCAAAGAAGCGAGCAGCGAATGATTGCAGTGCTGATGAAAGACCAAGGTTGTCTTTCAATTCTGTAACGCGGCTCATTCCACGAAGGTCGCCAGCCTTACGCATTTCAGTGATCTGCAACATGTCTTGCGCGTAGACAGGATAATCCTGATTGCTGTCAATGATGTAAACAAGTTCTCTTGTCACTGGTTCGCGTGTTACTTCTACACGACTTGGATCAATTACAACAAGGTTTGCAACCTGTCCAGAGTTATCTCTGTAAATGCGAATGAATGCGTTTCCATCTAGAAGTAGTGAAATCAGAACTTGCTGGTAATGCTCAGTTCGCAATAAATCCACATCGGGTCTTTGAATCCATGCAGGCTGTGGGCGATAAGGAACACGATCACCATCACGACGAATAAAAGAATCAACTGGAAGTGTTGAGATGGTGTCTGAGATAAGTAGAACGCAGGCGTAGAAAGCATTGATTTGCATCGATGTCTGTTGGTCGATGTTTGCGCCAGATTGCGTGGTGAACGCGAATGAATCGCCTGCTCCCCAAATCGATTGAAAACTTATGGCACGTTCTTCTTTGTTGCCACCTGTTAAATTTCCGAGCATTACTGACCCTTCTCAATTGCTAGTCCAATAAGCAAAGCACTAGCACCAGCAGCAACAATTCCTAATGGCAAACTAAACACACCTAGACCGATGGAGATTGCAGTTAGACCTACCAATTGCAGAATTGTGGCAAACATGGGACTCCTAAAAACTAAAGAACTGAGGAACAACGGGTTCTTCACGCGAAACTGTTGCCCTATCAAATCCAATGATACTAGCAACAGCCGCGTCAATCTTGCGTGGCGAGCCACGATGTTCTTTGACAATTCGTGGCCCTAGTCTGTCAGTCTTGATTACTGCGTTCATCAGATGCCTTGCAAGCAACGGATTGCCATCATGCGTGAGTTTCCCAGACACTACGGCTTCAAAGAATTTTTGGCAGGCAGGAACCATGCGACTCGCAGAAGTAGAAGGCCACTCGACAACTGGCAGCCCTAAGTTGTCCAGCACTTGCATTGTTCTTTGCCATCTGAAAGGGTCACAGGCAATCTCTCGAACATTGTGGTTCTGGCAAAATTCGATGATGGTGTTTTCTACATCTAGTGAATCAACGCGCCAGTCATCGTCATCAGTCGGTTGTTTTTCCCACGCCTTAACCATGAAAACATGTGGTTGATCTTCTTGCGTTACTCCAATAACAACAGATGCGTCACCAGAGAACGATCCATCGAATCCAAGAATGACAGGAACTTGATCATCAATCACACGTTCTGCTTCTAGTGGTTCCCATGATCCGTTAGGCAACCAAGCAGTCTGAGATGAAACCCACTGGTTGCATCGCTTGGTTCTGAATTCTGCTTCTGGGGTTCGCCTAACCATCGCAGCAAAATCTTTTGGATCATTCAAATCACCAAAAGCGGGATTTGCAAGTTTCCAAGTTTCTTCCAGTGTGTGATCTGATTCGTTAGGTGCTTCCCACCATGCCATGAAGAATGTTGGATCATCAATCTCACCCGCTGCAACTTTTTTGCCGTATTGATAAAGAGAGTAGGCAGTGGAGTCCTGACCAGTTGAGTCTGAGCGAACTCCTGCAGTTGTGATTCCAATAAGTATTGGTTCACGTCTTGCACCCATACCAAGTTGCATAACATCCCACAGTTCACGATTTGGCGCGGCGTGAATTTCATCATAGAGAACTGTTGTCGGGGAAAGACCTTCTTTGGTCATATTTTCTGATGAAAGAACTCTGTACACAGAACCAGTTGCAGGAACTTCAATTGCATCTCGATAAACCTTGCAAAGTTCTGCTAGTTCAGGTTCTGCTTCAATCATTTTTTTGGCATCACCGAAAACAATTCGTGCCTGCTCTTTGTCAGCCGCACAAGAATAAACTTCACCACCATTAGGCCCCATCAATAAAGACCACAGAGCAATTCCAGAACCAACGGCACTTTTGCCATTTTTTCTTGCCATTCCGATCAGTGCAGTACGGTGCTTAAATCTTCCATCTGCACCAACTGCAAAAAGATTTCGCATGAGTTCTTCTTGCCAAGGTCGAAGTCGCATTGCGTCACCTGAATAACCAGCAACAGTTTCTTTTGTCTGAATTGCAAAGGTGTTTATGAAATCAGTTATCTCCCAGCCACGCGATCTTTCCAGCGACTCAAGATCAACGGGAGTCAGCAAGGCTGGCGGCCATGATTCAATTTCTGTTTTGACGCTCACGAAGTTCTTCCAGTTTGCTTCTAGCCTTCACTTCAGCAACTCCCATTCGAGTTCTGTCCACAGGAGTGAAACCAAGCAAAGACAGGTTTCTGATAATTGATGAATCTAAATCTCTTAGTGCCTTGCGTTCACGCCACGACTCAGGATTGTTCCAGACCAAAGCACGCAAGCGAACTCTTTCATCAACAAGTTCACAAGTCATCAAGAGCAGTTCAGAATCAGTGCGTGGACTGATCCAAGTTTGTCCCATGCCCCATGTGCGATCCCATAGTGAACGACCTGCTTCAAACAGTTGTCGCTCTGGTTCTGGAATTGCATCAATCGCAGGAAGCATCACAACTTTGTTTTGATCAGGCAAAGGCCTTCTTGAAGGATTTCCAAGCAATCTTTTTTGCTCAGTTGGTTTTGGTGGATTGGGCATGATTCCTACTCTGGTACAAACTCAGCACCACAGTCAGGACAAGTGACTGGTCTGCGTTTTGGAATTGGTAGTTCTTCCGTCGGTGGTTGAAGTTTCTCAAATCCAACATTATCTAATTCCCAGCCTACTGAATCTAGTTCGATTAGTTGCGCCGCTAACTTTTCAGAATCCCATTCAGCAAGTTCTGCAGTTCTATTGTCTGCAAGAGCGAATGCACGCGCTTGTTCCCATGACCAACCTGCAGGAGTGTAAGCAACTTCAATCTCTGACCAACCAAGAGAACGCGCTGCTTCCAAAGTTCCATTGCCAGCAATTACAACACCAGCAGCAGTGGCAACGATTGGTTTGCGTTGCCCAAATGTTTCAAGTGAACCAGCAATGGCTTTGATGTTGCGTTCAGAATGCTTGCGTGCGTTGTCAGGATCGTGCTGCAACTTGCCAATTTCGACCGTTCGAATGTTTAGGCTCATGCGTTTAGTTTTCCACAGAAACGCAAAGTTATCCACACTGACACCCGTTTCAAAAAACCGTTTTCAACTGCGACTCTCTGCATTGGCA